TCACGTTCCCTTTTTGGCCCCTGTGAGGTCGAGTTTGGTGACGACGGTTCGGGCCTTTTCCGAGGTGTCCGCACCCTCCGAATAGTGCTGCGCCATGACGAGCGTTTTCTGCCCGAGGACGCGCCGGATGTCGTCGAGGTCGGCGCCGGCCTCGCGCAGCCGGGTACCGAGGGTGTGCCTGAGCCCGTGCATCGTCAGCCCCGGTTCGACCATACCGGCTTCCTCGAGCTTGACGATCGCCTTGAAGAAAGTCGAGTTGAAGCCGCTCTCGGTCCAAGGGCGGCCGGCCAGGTTGGCGGCGATCGTCACGGCGTCATGCCGCGGCGCCTGAGCCAGCACTTCCAACAGCTCGGGATGCATCGGGACCATGACGGGCACGTCGCGCTTGCTCGTGGTGACCTGGATCATGCCGTCCCGCATCGCGGCCTTCGTGACCTTCAGCACGTCGCCCTTGCGGAGCCCGGTGAACATCGCCAGCGCGATCGGCACCTGCAGGTAGGGCGCGGCGGCTGACAGCACCGTGCGGCTTTCCTGGCGCGTCCACGGCCGGTTCTGATGGGGCTTCGACCGATCGCGCTTCAGCCGCTTCACCCCGTCGGCCGGGTTCCCCTTCATCCACCCCCGGTCCATGGCGTACTCAAACAGGATCGACATCGAGGTGACGACGTAGTTCGCCATCCATCGCCCGCGCTTATCGTAGATGCGTTCCTGCAGCCCGACCATGAAGGGCCGGTCGATATCGACGAGCGGCATGCCCTCGATGTTCGCGATGGCCTGGAAAGCCCGGTCGTAGCTGATTCGCGTGGCTGGCCGGAGGTCGGCCCATGCCGGGCATTTCCGGTAAGCCTTGATCGTCATGCCGATCGTGCCGGGTGCGGGCTCCTTAGGCTTCTTCCCGGCGTCCAGCTTCGCGATCTCGGCCAAGAACTCGGGCGTGCCGGGTTCCGACGTCAGCCGCGTGCCGGTCGCACGGTGATAGATGTACGTCCGGCCCGTTTTCGGATGCGTGTAGCGCTTCAGGCCCCTGATCCGGATGATGGTCATAGCCGGTCGAGCCAGGCCTGAGGCTGCGGCGGCATGGTGCCGTTCAACAGGTCGATCCAGCGATCCAGGGCGCGGACGTCGTACCGCTCCAGCCGCTTGCCTTCGCCCATGGCGACCGCCTGGACGGGGCAGACGGCACTGAAGGTCGCGACGCTGACGCCGCAGTAGGTCGCGGCTTCAGGTCGCGTCAGCAGCCTCGGCGTGATCGCGGCGGCTTGGCCCATCAGGGTCTAGCCCCTGCCTTCCACGCCAGATCAAGGAGTTGCTTCACGAGATGCAACTGTTGCTTTGATGGCTGCCAATAAATCGGCTCCTCCGTGTTTAACTTGACGCGGTAGTCCGAGATGAGGGCTTTTTGAGACGGACTAAGTTGGAGCTTATTGAGGAACACCGTAAGCCAATCGCGCTTCTGGAAACCACGAAGGTCGTCCCACTTTGGCTTTGTTCGGTAGAATGGTGGCGGATCTGGCGTCGGAGTGCGTGCGGTACGTTGCCTGCGGAGGGTTGACGGATCCGTCGATGTCCGAACCGCCGCCGCGAGATCGTGGAAGCTGAGGCCCTTCTCAGCGAGTGTGCGCTGCAGAGCTCGCGCTGCCGCCAATACTTCGCCGTCTTGAGGGCTGTCCAAGAGGCGGATCATCCGCTGGACACGTGGTAGGATTGTGCTGGGCAGCTCGGCGGTCATCGGACCTCTTTCATGATCGAGATCGCCTCAAGATCGCGAAACAGGGCGTCGTCGATCCGTCTGTCGTTCCAATCATTTTCGCGATGCAGACGATAGTGCTCCAGAATCTCCGGAATGGCGGTGAGCTGCATCTCGTGCTCGACGAGAGCGCGAACGATTTCCATGCGAGCTACGGCAGCGTGGTCGAGGCCGTAATTTCCCAAGTAGGAGCCGTCCTGCCCCATCGCGTCTTCGAGGTCTTCATTCCGCCCTCGCCAGTAGGCCAGTTCGGCGCGCGCCTCGTCGAAGGTCCGCGGCATCGGATAGGCATTCTGCACGGCCGCGCGGAGGTCGGCCGGCGCCTTCTCAATATTGTAGAGACTATCCCAGCCCCTCAACTCCCGCGTCCAACGCTGATCCGGCGGCTTGCACGGCACGCGCCATGGTGCGACGGCCTCGAGGATCATCGCCTCGCGCTCGCAGGGCTCCTCGACCGCCTTCAGGCTGCCGTCGCGCTCGATCAATGCGGCACGACGGGCATGCCAGGCCTTCAGCTTCTCCGCTCGTTCGGCACGCTGCCGTTCCATGTCCCCAGGGTTGTCGATCTCGGTGTGTTCGTCGAAGCCGGCGAACGGGTTATTCGGCGCAGCCTTCCGAGCCTTGTCATAGGCCAGGATGCGCAGGGCTCGGTCGAAGCCGCCGACCTCGGGCGTCAACAGTGCCTCGGCACGACGCCGGGCGTTGGCGCGCTCTGGCTCGAAGGTGGTGCTACCCATCAGGTCGACGAGCTTGGCGAACTTCTCGGGCAGGGTAGGGATAGTCACGTCCGCGCCTCCCCAGAGATCCTGGCGGCGACCTCGCGTCCCAGCGGGGTGACGTCGAACGAGGGTTCGCATCCTCCCTCATCGGCCGTGAGGACGTCGAGCGCCGCCAGCGTGCACGGGCTGCAGATCGCTGCAGTGCTGGCCTCGGTGATTACGAGCCTTGGGACGTCGTTTTGCGAGCGGCCGCAGAAGCTGCATCGGACGAGCGCCATTACATCGCCTCCCCGCTGGCCGGTCCGAACAGGTCGGGATGCCGTTCGATGGCGAGCTGCGCGGCAAGGGCCATCACGTCGGGCGCCATCTCGCGCGCCACGGTTAGGATGGCGCGGTCCTTCGTCTGACGAGCGAGGCGCCCCGCCTCAACGAGCGCCGCGTTCTTTGCTTCCTTCTCTCGACGGGCCAGGTCCGCGCGACGCTGCTGGAGGCGGGGCAACAGCAGCTTCTTCACGCGCAAGGCCATCTCGGCGCGGCGGCGCCAGTCCGCCGGCTGGTTCGACGAGTCTTTCGACACCCGCGCGAGCTGGTCCTCGATGCCGGGGATCGCCATTGTCAGCCGGTCGAGGGCGGTGTCGCATGCCTCCACCGTCGTGAGGCTGTCCAGGGTAACGCCCGGCTCCAGTTCCGGCGGGGCGCGATCGGGCAGGGCGCTCATCATCAGGCGACCCTGGTTTCGGGCTCGGGCTCGGGATCGCCGGTCCGCTCCGGCATCAACCCCAGCAGACCCAGCACGGCTGCGGCCCGACTCGACGGCGGCGGGCTATCGAGACCATGGAAAGCGCCGGCGGGGTTGTCGAGCCAGATGCCGCCGACCGGATCCAGGCTTCGATGCGTCTCCCAATTCAGGAACCGGAATTCCATGTCGAGGAACGTCCGGTAGCTTTCGACGATCTCGCGAGATGGAGTCATCGGCACCGGATCGGCGCAGACCGTCAAGGCCACCTCCACGATGTTTGAACAGGCTGCCGAAGCTGTTTCTGCCGTCCTGCGCGCCATCAGCATCCGGCCAAGGTCGACCATAATCGACAAGAGCATCGTCTCGCCGCCCGAATTGCTTGCCTGTTCGGCCAGTTCCTCCTGGATCCCTTCGATGCCCTGGTAGCAGCTCAGCGCCACCCCGACCTTGCTCAAGATCCCGTCCATGGTCAGCGCCGGCCGACCAATCATGTCGCGTCTGATAGTGGAGGCCGCTTCGGCGTCTGCCGTGACCTTGTTCCATGCCTCGGGAAACCCGGCCGCATTCAGGGCCGCTTGTCGGTCGGCTCTCCACTGATCGTAGGCGGCCACGATCTCGTCACGGCGGTGCTGGTGCTCCGGCCGTGAGTACCGGAATGTCCGCAGCTCTTCTAACTTCCGCTCGGCGGTGTACCCGTAGGGCTCGTCCAGGTTCTGATAGCCGCCGATCGATGCGGCGTCTGTCGCCTCCCTGAACCGCAGAGCGTCAGGGAGCGACACTTCGACGAAAGCGTCTTCCGCACGATTTAGAGCCTCAAACGACGCCTCGTGAACAGCGGCGAGGCGCTCGTGCTCGCTGGCGAGGTCGATGATCTCGGCGTCGGCGGCATTTGCTCGGGGGATGAATGGCGCGGTCACGACAGGTGCAAAACCGGGCGCGGTGCCAGTGGACGGTGAACTGCCGGTGAGCTGATGAACTCCGGACGCGGCTGTGGTATCGGGATTGGTGATCATGAACGTTTCCTCGAAGGGGATGGGTGTGGTCAGGACCGCCGGCGATCTTTGCAGGAGGGCCGGCGGTCCACTTTGGAGAGGTCTGGCCTAGAGGCAGTCCTCGCGGTGGATGTTGAGTTCGAAGCCGGGCCGGCTGACCGCGAGGGCGAAGGCTTCGACGGCCGCCTTGGCCGCCAGTGCGCTGTGCATTTGGCCTCTGCGGCGGCGCTTCTTCAGGATTGCGTCGGCACTGATGTCGAAGGTGTAGGTCTCGATCTCGATCTCGCCGACGCCGCGGTATCTGAGCGCCTGAACCAGCGGCTTGGCTCGCCGGTGCCCCAGGTCAATCGTCGCAAATGTGCTGAAGCCCTCGCTACCAGCAGTCTGCCCGAAGACATCCTTGTAGGCTTCGCGACCTGCCGCAAGCGCCTCATCGATCAGTGGATCAAAAGCGTCTGCGGACAGCCATTTTTGGAACTGCTCCTCCTCAGCATCGATAAGCACTGCCGCTTTCGCACTGAACGCTGGGTCGTCGAGTGGGTCGGCGTAGGCTTTGGACGGGAACGGAACCGCATCTGGCTCCGTCGGGAGCAGCGCCAGGTCGGGGCCCCGCGCGCCCTGCATCAGCCGCCGTGTCAGCAGGGCCGTTAAGGCCTGAAAGCCGTCCGCGGCATGCGCGATTTCACGTTGTTGGATAGCGATCGCGCTCTTGAGGTCGGCGACAGTACAGTGACCAAGGTCGCGCACGATCGTCGTCTTGATCTCCCCCTCGTCATTCATCGCCTCTGCTACGGCGAGCCCTCCGTGGAGATGTGAAAAATCGATGCTGGGAAGTAGGTCCGGTGTCGGGTTCATGGCTGGTCCTTTGCTGATGGATTGCTGTTCGGCGGAGCGTCAGTTCAGCCGATCGGGCTCGGCGATGTGCAGCCGCAGAGCCTCGGCCTGTTCAATGCAGGCGCAAGGAATCGCGACGATGCGGACGTCGTGCCTCCTGCCGTGCTGGATGATCTTTCGGAGGATCGGCATGCCTTTGCAGATCATCTTGTCGATGCCGGAGGGCTTGCTGAAGTCGAACCAGATCCCGAACACGATTTCGGCGTCGTCGACGATCTCCTGCACGGCGGCGAAGTCGGCGTATCCGGCCCGTCCGTCTCGGCTGGGGCTGTCCTTCAGTTGCTGACTGACGCCTTCGGCCAGAAGGGCAAGGCGACGATCGAAATCGTCGGTCTCATGCGGGTTCGGCATGGGGGTCTCCGTATTGGTGGGCAGAGGCTTGGTTGGAATGGCGACGGGCCATGACCTGGTCGACCGTCCACGCCATCCACCGGCAGCCCTCGGGCGTGCTGGCCACGGCCTCCCATCCTGCGATGTCATGAAGTTTTCCGTCGATGCTGACGAAGTGCCGCGTGCCCAAACCGCTATCGATTACGAGCCGGACACCATGCCGACCCGGCATGTCCTTGACCTCGACGGTGTCGGCGTCGTCGATAGCGTCGCGCAGGTCCTCGGAGCCGAGTTGGTACAGGGCGGTCGAGCCGGCGTACTGCGGCTCGTCGACGGCGGTCACCGCTTCACCTCGGCGACATGCGTGTGGTGCGACACCGGATCGGGCGGCATCACGGTGACGTAGGCGACGATCCAGGTGGCCAGCACCAGGGTGAAGGCGAGCGCCGATCCGACGTGCTCGACGAGGCTCGGGTCAGGTTTGCGGACATGGAACATCGGTCGCGCTCCAGGTGGAGTTCGTGATGGGAAGGGCAGGGGTGGGGTCGAGCGATAGTTGGGTAATCAACCGTCGGGCGGCTTCATCAAAGCCGGGATGCCGGTCCAGCGAGCACTGCACGTCGAAGGTGCAAAACCCACCGCCACTGATTGTAGAACCCAACCGGCAGCGCTACGGTTGAAAAGTGGCCCGGCCGTCATCACACGGCCGAGCCGCGAAGCAACCAACCGCACGAACGATTGGAGACCTCGCATGGGGGAAGTTCTGATATGCGCAACCCCGCCGAGAAAGCCGCCACCTGGAGACAAGCCGAGGGTCATCGGCGACTCATGGCCGCCGCGAGCGCCGCCGGCGCCGAAGGTGGAGAAGCCAGCAAAGCCTCCGAAGCCGGAAAAGTGATGGCCGACAGTCGCGCGGACGATACCGAGTTCAACATCGCAGTGGACGTGATCTACAACCGCAACCGCTCCGCTTGGCTGTTGTGGTGCCATCGCGCGCTGATGTTCGCCACCATCATGCTCGGCTCGGTCGCGGCAACCGACCTTGCGAACGCGAAGGTCTGTGCGGTGCTGGCTGCGGCCTGTGCCGCGTTCGATCTCGTCTTCGATCCCGCCACCACTGCTGCGGCGCACCGCGAGATCATCCGGCAACTGCACGAGATCGTCGCCGCCCTGCGCCGGGACAAGGGAAGTGAGGCAGCGGCCGACACGGCGGACAAGGCCTTGATGAACCTGAGCGCCACTGAGCCGGCGCCCTACAACATGCTTCGCGCCCTGGCATACAAGGAAGCCGTGAAGGCCCTTGGCCGCGACCCCGTTCACTGCGAAGACGTGCCGCTGTACCTGCGGCCGTTCGTGAACGTGCTGCGCTTCGAAGGCCGCTGACTCGAACGCCAGCGGTCCACCCTGAGACGTGGTGCCGATCGCGGCTCGCTTGATGGTGGGCAGGCTGGGTTCTACGGGTGACATGACGGTGTCCATCGCAACCGGCGATGTCCTAGGAAAGCACAGCTTGCCTTACGTTGGCAAGTTTTGATTTCCTCGGTGTCGAATCAGCTCGTATTCGCGCACGACGGTGTCTGTCGTAACAAAGGAACTGAGCGGCCACTCTTCCTGAATGTCAGCTCTCAACCGCGACAAGATGACCCGTTCACTATCGATAAACAAAACACGCCGCACGATCTTGTAGGAACGAAAGTCCGGCTTCGCTTCTTTTTTGAAATGTAGAACCGCATACTCCCCGGCTAACGGCCGTTTGTTTGGATCGACGTAAACTACGTCGTTGATCTCATACTTTGGACTGAGAGCAACAGTTGAGAAAAACATTGCATATAGACCTGGGTAGTCCTTAAAGAATTCAAATCGCCTTACATAAAAATAAGGCGCGTCGTTGTATATGTTATATACTCGCGCATCTTCGTCAGAAACATGGAACAACACAGGGAAATCAAAGACGCCAACTGGCCTATCTATGCCAGAGTTCGGCGACATTCCATAGTAGCTCTGCTGCTCTACTATCAGCGCACCGTGTGTCGCTAGATCTAAGTTCAGCTTGAGTATGGAAATGGCTTTTAGCAGGTTGTGAGTGGATGGCTCATTAACCCCTGCTTCCCATTGACCTACAGCAGCGCGTGTGACGCCTAGGCTTTTTGCTAGCTCCCACTGCTTCAGCCCCATACGAAGGCGAGCAGCTTTGATGGCATTTCCGAACGGCGTTGACATGGCGCTATGTGCTATCCCGGCTATCCCCGGTCTAGGAAAGTTTTGCTTGCCTTTCAAGATACCGCAGATTACCTGTTCGGCATGGACGATATTCTCAAGTCAGCGATCAGGGATTGTGGTGGGTCTAAGCGGCTCGCGAAATCGCTTGGAATTAGCCATCAAGCAATCGGCCAGTGGCAGCGATGTCCTCCGTTACGCGTTTTAGATCTAGAGCGGTTAAGCGGGACTTCGCGGCACATTCTGCGACCCGACATCTATCCCCCGACGCCGACTCCGACAGCCACTTTCCCGCATAGTGTAGAGGCCTTCGCGGAGCACTCCGCTCCATGACACCTCTCTACACGGCCATATCGACGCTCCAGCCCGACTTAAGCCGGAAGCGCCGACATCCGGACGCCACCGCGCCCACAGGTAATGATCCCCTACGGCTCGAAACCGATCAGTCGGGCCATGCGAACAAACTCGCCTTTAGATACACGCCCTTTACCTGCGTGCGCGTCGAGAGCGCTACGAATCGTTTCGCTGAGCAGAGCTGTGCCGTTTGGATCTCTTGTGCCGAGAATGCGTCGTGTTTGCGCTGGCAAAGTAGCGGGATAGATAGCACCTCCCGACCGCTCGCCACTGATTACTCCCTCATCGTGCATGCGAAGCATCAAGTCGGAAGCCAGCTCCACCTCCTTGTCCTCGTAGCCTCCGAAGTCACCTTCGTTGAAATCAGCGTCGGTTTTCTCTCCAGGCGAAAAGGCGTGCGAGACGCTCAGAATATCCGCCGCCGGGTATTTTTGGTGCAACCGCATTATGAGACGCAGGCCGAAGCGGGCCCGCTGTTCAAGTCGCTCTTCATCGGTCACCGGGTTTCTCCTATTAGTCGTCCTCCGGACCTTGATGGTGAAACAGCCATTCGCGTTCCGCAAGAGCGCGGCCGGCAGTCAGCTCGGCGTAACGCGTCCATCGTCGATACGGCGCTCCGCTGTGGCGCATGCCCAGGCCTGCAGCGCGGCGTGCAAGGCGCTCATGGCCATGGCGATGATCTCGGCCTCGTCTTCCGCGTCGACCACCATGATCTCCACCTCGGCGCTCGCGCTCGGCCCCTCCAGCGTGAAATCCACGGAGAAGATGTCGTCTTGGTGGTCGGCCTGATCCGCCTCGATCCGCTCCAGCTTGATCACGCCATAGGTCCAGTTCCCGTCCGCCATGGCGGCCTCCCTTCTGTCGTTCACTCATTCCCGGCATTGCCGGCGCACCTGGTCCCCACCTGTCGCGCCGGCCGCCGTTCCGTTCGCTCTTCGTGCTCCTCGCGTCAGCCCTTCGATGGAATCCACCATCACAAAAGGAGCGTCGCGAATGCGCGACAAGTCGTCGTTCCACATCGTCTGGAGCAAGGGCGCCAAGGCCATGTCTGAAGTGATCGGGCTTGAGGTCCGCACGATATGCCGCCGCGCGGCCGAGCCGGTCCGACCCGGGGAGAGCATCAAGACGCAACTCCGCCGGGCCTGGTCGAACCTGGAACGCCCACCGTTCTGGCGGCTGCGGAGCGGGTGGTACGGCGAGGGCGGCGGCTGGTCCGCCGCGGCCGTGGCCGATTTTCAGCGACGCTACCTCGCCATGGCGGAGCGCCACGCCAGGCGCGCCGCCGAGGCCCAAGCCATCGAACGAGCGAAGAGAGGTGGCCGAGGCCCCTCCGAAGCGGAGCAAGCCGTTGTCGAATACCGGACCTTGGTCGCCAGGATCGAAGCCATCGAGGCCGCCCTTCGCGTTCGGCCCTAGGACATGGCTGGCGCTGCGGGTGATGAAATGGGCCGCGTGGCTGGCCCGCACGATCGCGCCTTGGGTTGTCCCGAAAGACGGGGGCACCCCGTGAGCCAGATCGTGCGCCTCGAATCGCGAGGTGGTGCCGCTTGAGCCTGGGGATCGATCCACAGCAAGGACGGGATGCCGCTTATGCGCGCGCCGCACTCGACCGCGAGTGCGAGCGCGTGATCAGTGCTGGGCACGGACGAAACGAACAGCTGAACAAGTCGGGCTTCTCCCTTGGTCAGTTGATCGGCGGGGGTGTGCTGCAGCGGCACGAGGTCGAGCATCGGCTCTATACCGCCGCAGAAGCATCCGGATACGTCGCGAAGGATGGTCCGCTTGCGGCCAGATCCACCATTAAGAGCGGCATCGACAAGGGCGAGCGCGAGCCCCGCACTACGCCCGTCAACGGACTCAGGCCGGTCGTCCCGACACCCTCGATCAAAAAGCCTGCGCCGAAATTGTCGGACGTGCCGGTCCCGGACTGGACCGCGCCAGGCCAGGACGGCAAGCCCAAGTTCATCAGCTTCGGCAAACCCGAGCCGATGCGGTTCGACGACGAGTCGCGGCGGCACCTTTACATGCGGGACGGCGACGCGGTTCGGGTCAAGGTCAAGAACGCCGCCGGGGGGTTCGTCGACTGGTATCGCGTGCGGCGGCCCACCGACGGCGCGGTCGGGTGGCAGGCCCACAAGCCTGACGGCTACGTTCCGGTGCCGTACCTGCCGGCCGGGGCGCGCAACCCTTTCGCGATCGAGAGGCGGGGTGAAGTGCTGGTCTGGTCCGAAGGCGAGAAGGACGCCGACGCGCTACACGCACATGGGTTCCTGACCTTCACCTTCGGCGGGACGTCCGACGTGCCGGACGTTTCAGGCTTGTTGGAGGGGCACTACGTCCTCATAGCGGCCGACAACGACGAGCCCGGGCAGAAGGCGGTCCCGCGCAAAGTCGAAGCGGCGTTGAAGGCCGAAGCCGCCTCGATCAAGGTGGTCCGCTTTCCCGAGTTGCCCACCGGTGGCGACGTCGCGGATTTTTTCGAGGGTGGCGGCTCGGCAGAAGATTTCCTCGAGCGGGCCGAGGCAATCGATCCCGGAACGTGGCGCGGGACCGCCGAGCCTGAGCCGCTCGACGACCTGGAGCAGCTGAACCGGGATTTCTGTGTCGTCCTCGACGGGGGCCGCTCCCGGGTACTCCACTTCGAAGAGCAGCGGCAGGAGAAGCACAAACGACAGGTCGCCAGCTTCCTGTCGTTCGAGGATTTCCGCAATTATCACATGAACCGCTTCGTCCAGGTGGGCGACAAGAAGATGCCGCTCGGCCACTGGTGGCTGCGCCACCCGGAGCGGCGGCAGTATCGCGGCCTGACGTTCAAGCCGGGATCGGAACACGAGATCGACGGGCGCCTGAACCTGTGGCGCGGATGGGGAGTGCAGCCCAGGGCGGGCGATTGGTCGCGCATGAAGGCGCATATCCGCGAGGTCCTGGCCGACGGGAGCAGCGCATCGGCCACCTACATCATGAGGTGGATCGCCTGGACGGTTCAGCACCCGGCCGAGCGAGCGCAAGCGGCCTTGGTGTTCAAGGGAATGAAGGGCACAGGCAAGGGCACGCTGGGCAACGCCCTATGCCGGATCTTCGGCCAGCACGGCACTCACATCTCAACGGCCGAGCACTTGGCGGGCCGGTTCAACGGGCACCTTCGGGACGCCTGCTTCCTGTTCGCCGACGAAGCCTATTGGCCGGGCGACAAGGGAGCCGAGGGGTCGCTCAAGCGGCTGGTGACCGAGCCGGATCTCTTCATCGAGGCCAAGGGCAAGGACGGCATCACGGTGCCGAACATGCTGCACGTGATGATGGCGTCGAACGACGACTGGGTGGTGCCGGCCGGCGAAGACGAGCGGCGCTATGCGGTGTTCGCGGTCAGCGACGCTCGTAAGCAGGAGGAAGCTTGGTTCGGACCGCTGAACGCCGAGATGGAGAACAGCGGCTACGAGGCCATGCTGTTCGACCTCATCGGCCTTGAGCTCAGCGACTGGCACCCACGGCGGATCCTGCGGACCGAGGCTCTCCTGGAACAACAGAGCCGCGGCCTCAACGCCGAAGACGCTTGGTGGTGCGAGCTCCTGGAGAACGGTGTGCTTTGGGGTTCCGATCCGAAGCGGCCCGAGTGTGCTGTGTCGAATGGATGGGAGGAGGAAAGTGAGACCGTAACCAGCACCCGCGTGGTGAAGCGGAAGGGGCTCTATGACCAGGCGCGCGAACTGTCACCGCGGCTCAAGGGCTACAGCGACCACCTGTTGGCCACCACCCTGGTCAAGCACGGATGCACCAACAATCATCGAGTTCTCCGCCGTCGGGGATGGCATTTCCCGGACTTGGCCGAAGCCCGCGCGGCCTGGCAGCTACGCTTCAGGGGGTGGCAGTGGCGCGATCCAGAACTCATCGAATGGCAAAAGGAACCCTGAATGTTCCGCTGTGTCACTTCCCCGCCCAAAGCGGCTCGCAGTAAACCACTGAAATTGCTCAAAATATCCGCTTGTGTCGCTTGTGACGCATGCGCGCGCATGTTCGCCAGGGTTTTGCGCGGGCTTGCTGCCCTGAGTTTTTCAGGATGTTTCCCTTCTCTTTTACTTCTAAGAGACACAAGAGAAACAAGAGGAACAAGACAGCGATTTCAAATAGTTGGACCGTTCCGCTTTTGGTTCGCTTGTGACGCTCTGGCCAGGACAGCGGCATGAGCGCGCCGATGCCCCGGGGCTTGAACCGCCAGCCCGACCTTGCCGGGCTGCCGCCGAACATCCTCTCGGCCCTCGCGGCGATCGCCCAAGATCTCAGGCATACGCCGCGCGACTGCTTCGTCGACCGGGCCGAACTCGTGCACTGGCTCAACCGCCTGGCGCGCCGCGTGGACGGCGTCGCCGCGATCCGGACGCCCATCGCCCCGCCAGCCGTCCGCAGGCCGCCCACGGCCTCCGCAGCGCGGCCGCGTCCGGCATCGGCACGGTCCGAAGCCGAAGCCGTGTTCGGCAAGGCCAAGCCCACGAAGTCCCTCACCGCCCCCAGGACGATCACCACCCGCAAGGGCCGGTCCGTCCGGGTCGAGACGCGCCGCAGCCGCTGGAAATCGCCGGCGCAAACCGAGCTGGAATTTGGATGAGCACCACGAAGGCACCACCCGCCGACCCCACAGCGTTCCGGGCGTTCATGCAGGCCCGCAGGGGCGCGAAGGGCAAGAGGGCGCAACCGGAGCGGCCGGCACCGCTCGTCAAGCCCACCGACGAGCGGCTTGAGAAGAACGATCGGCCACGCAAGACGGACGGTGGGTTCTATCGTGCGCCGGCGCCGATCGAGCGGCTCCGCGACCACCGCAAGTTGGACCCGCTGCCCCACGTCAACGAGGCCATGTTCCAGGCCGCGGGCAAGCTCTATTCCGTGTTCTATCTCGGCGGTCTCGGCGGTATCGCGGCTCAGGACCTCAGCCGATGCGTCGGTGGCGGCGATGGCGGTTCATGCGGGTTCCCGCGCAACGAGCGGGCCATGCACAACCGTCAGGTCTTTCGCGAGGCCGTCAGGATCATGGGGTGGCACGAAGCCTTCCCGCACCGCGGCGCGGCCCGGCTCGTCGTCGACGTAATCTGCTTCGACATGGCGATCCGCGACGCCTCCCGCATCCACATCCCGCTCGGCCGAACCGAGGTCAGTACCGCGGCCGGGATGGATCGTCTCCGCGAGGGCCTGTTCGCCCTGGCATCTCACTGGCGCCTGTTCTGAGGAAACCACCGTGACTGAAAAAACTATAACGATCCCCGAAATCAACCTGCAGAGTATGGTCGTGTCGATCGTCGGCAGGACCCCGCTGCTCACCAACCGGTTCAGCGAAAAGTCGATTGAGCAAATCGAGGACAAGCAGCAGCACCGGGCCAAGGTCGCCAAGGAGGCGCGCAACCCAGAGGCCGAGTTCAGGGACGCGGCGCACCTGATCTCCCCGGGCGTCTACGGGTTCCCTGCGGTCGGCATCAAGAAAGCACTTGTGGCGGCCGGCGGCCGTTTCGCCGACGAGAAGATGACCCACCTACGGGGCGTCATCAACGTCATGGGCGACCTTATCCCGATCGTCGGCCCGGCACCGACCATGCGCAGCGACACGATCCGGCTGCAGGGGTCGAAAAGCAGCTTGGCCTATCGGCCGCAGTTCTCGCCGTGGGCCATGGACGTGCCGATCGTCTTCAACGCCGGGATCATCGGCCAGGCGCAGATCCTGAACCTGTTCCAGATCGCAGGTTTCTCCGTCGGCATCGGCGCGTGGCGTCCCGAATGCAACGGTACCTTTGGGCAATTCGCCCTCAACGAGTCGGCCGCCCTTGCGGCTTGACGCACCCTAAGCACAGTGGATCAACGAACAGCACGCCATCGCTCACCGTACCTATCCAAAGCACAGTATGATCCATGCTTGCGAGGGTTATCGTTACACCTAGCTTCGCATAGCAAACCGGAGCCTGCCGGAGTCAACCGGATCGCACCACACCAAAGCAAATAACTGGCATGGGTATTGGATGATAGCGCTGATAAGTCTTCGCGAATATTTCGCAGCGGCCGGCTCCTCCTTCACCAAGGAGGATGCCGAGGTCATCGGTCCCCATATCGAGACGCTAGCCGAAGAGGGCGACGCCAGCGAGCGCCGGGTTGTCGATGTCGCGCGATCGTCGAATTCCCCGCTCCACACCTATTTCGATTGGAACGACGAGTCGGCAGCCGACCGGTTCCGGCTGCATCAGGCCGGCACGATGCTGCGCTCGATCCGTGTCAGGTTCATCGAGAACGACCGCCCGCGCACGGCTCCCGCCTACAGGATCGCCAGGACGCAGCCGAAGTCGGCCTTCACCCGCGGCCACAACGTGCTGCACGGGCAATCGGCCGCGGCCGTCACCAAGGCCAAAGACGCCTTCGACGAACTGACCGCCTGGCGCGCTCGCTACGCGCCCTTCGTCGCCATCTGGCAGGATTTCGCACAGACCTTCCGTGGGGTCGCGAATCAGATCGGGGAGGCCGAGGACATCGTGAACACGGCCGGTCTCGACGACCGGACCGACCTCGCTTTGACCGAGTTGCAGGTGTGCCTGTCGGCTGTGAGCGCATGGCGTGAGAAGTACGCTGCGACCTCGAGCGAATGGGCATCGCTTAGCGAGCAGGCCGCGTTCATGCAGACGGCGATCGACGAAGCCATGCGCGTGTTCACCGACGTGCAGAAGGCGGCCGAGCGGCCGTGCCTGCGGTGTGGGAAGGCGTTTCAAAGCAGCGGGCAGGAAAACCGGTTGTGCGAGCGGTGCGGGACGAAGTAGATACGAAAATCCGAGGGGCTTGATTTCCGCTCGCGGCCAAAGCGTATCTCGCGCTATGCCAAGCGGCAAGCATGGAGACCTAGATATGGCAAGTTACAATGCGGCGATAGGGACAATGATTGGAGCTAAATTCGATCCTGATCGAGCAAATGTGCGCCACTTCGAGGCCGCGTCTGACGATCATGCGACGGAAACGATGTGGCTTTGGGTTAGGACATTACCTTTGTTGTTGGTTCCTTCATCTCCTACTCACGTAAGACTAAGAGAAGTGGTTACGGCAACGGATCGGCGTCTAGTGAATACATGGCCACTTCCAGATCAGTCGGAAACTCAGACCGATGCCGACCGGACCTAAAGGCTAGAAGCACCCCGCCAACGTGACGCCGCTTGCATTTGGAAACGAGTTATGCCTCTATGCAGGCAAGTTCAGGAATTCCGCACGGCGCCGCGACCATCGCAGGCGCCGTTGTCGTTTCTGAGCTGAAGCAATGTCAAGCTCGGCCAGTCGAAGCGTCGTCTGGCGAACCGAACCGGACCAAAGCGTAAGCCGAGGCCAGCCGATGACGGTACAAGCCAGCGTCGGTCATCTCCTGTTGAAAGCTGCGCACGACGCGCCGAAGCTCGATGCCGAGGCCGAACGCGACCTCGTAGAGCGCTTCCACGAAGGTGACCGAGTCGCGCTCGGTCAGTTGATCATCGCCAACGTCAAGCTCGCGATCCGACGCGCCGCTGCACTGCGCGGCTACGGATTGCAGGCCGACGATCTGGTCCAGGAAGGCATCATCGGCCTGCTTGAGGCGGCATCCCGCTTCGACATCGACCAGGAGGTTAGATTTTCTACCTACGCGTTGTGGTGGATCCGGGCCACCACCATGGAATTCGTTCTCCGCAACTGGTCGATCGTCCGCACGTCTATGGATGGCGATCAGAAGCGGATGTTCTTTCAACTCCGGCGCACGAAGGAACGCTTGTTGCGGGACCCCTCGACCGACCCGGCTTCGATCCGCGCGGCAATCGCATCGGCACTCGGTGTCCCTGAGCGGGAGGTCGAGATCATGGAAGCCCGGCTCGGCGGCGATGTCTCGCTGAACGCACCCGCGTCATGGGACGAAGACGGAGAGGCTGAGATCGGCGACAGTCTCGCTGACGACGCTCCGCTTCCCGACACCATCGCATTCAGCATGATCGAGACCGACAGCAAGGAGATCGCGCTGCGCGACGCCATGAGCCAACTCGACGACAGGGAACGCCTCGTCGTGCAGGAACGCTGGCTTACCGACGACATCGCCCCGCTCGCGGCACTCGGCGAGTTCCTCGGCATCAGCGCCCAACGGGTAAAGCGCATAGAGATCGCGGCGATCGCCAAGCTGCAGGCCGGCGCTGCCGGTGTCTGGGCTGCAGAGAGCGCGGCAGGCCCCACGTACTGATCAGTGCAGCGGCGCATAGGCCAAAGGAGGGTAACCTTCGCCTGTGGCAGAGCTGGCCTGAGGAGGGCATTGTCCAGGGGGATGTCTGTGAAACCCCGGGTCCTTCCTATGCACGCCATGGTTGCGGGTAACGCGCGACGTCGATGCATTTCTAGGCTTGGATCTCCAGAACCCCATTACAAGTGACAGGTTACAAGCAAGGTGACAGGTTCCAAGACGCCGCAATTTCTCAGTCAGGCCGACTTCGCCCGACGCAGGAGCGTGTCGCGGAATGCGGTCTCGGTCTGGAAATCCAAGGGCTTGCTGGTCCTGAACGAGGACGGCAAGGTCGACGTTGAAGCGACCGAGTGGAAGCTCGACGATCGGCCGTTGGTTTACCGCGGCGGCATCACGCACCGCCCGATCCATGGGCCGGACCAGAACAACCACGATCCGAAAGACACCAAACCGCCAAAAGCGAAATCCGGTGAGTCGCTCCTGCCGACCGTGCCCGAGCCATCCGATGACGGCGCGCCCGATCCCCTGGACTTCGATCTCAGCAACCCGAACCTTACGCAAGCCGAAGCGGTCCGGCGGAAGGAAAACTTCCTCGGCCTTCTCCGCAAGCACGAATACGAGGTGGCCAAGGGAGAATGGGCTCGGGTCGAGGACGTCGGCAAGGCGGTGGAGCGGGAATACTCCGTGGTTCGGGAACGACTGTTGGCGATCCCTGGAAAGCTTGCCGCGAAGCTGGTGGACCGCGATCGCGTCGAAATCGAACTGGCGCTGTTCGAGGAGATCAGCGAGGCCTTGAATGAACTTCATGCCCCCGATGCGGACGATGGCGACGGGGGTGCCGCTTAGGGACAGGCTGCGGAAGGCCAGGTCGGCCCTCAAGCCGCCTACTCGGCTCAACCTCGTGCAGTGGGCGGATCGATATCGCTACGTCAGCCTGTCGTCGTCGCCGGGCAGGTGGAAGACCCGCACCCAACCCGTAGCCTACGGGCCGATGATGGCGGTGACCGAGTCCGATACGTCGAAGATCACGGTGATGGCCGGAACGCAGGTCGTGAAGAGCGAGCTGCTCAAGAACGTTGCTTATTTCTTCATCCACCAGGAGCCCTCACCCATCCTGTTCGTGCAGCCGAGCCAGGGTGCGGCCGCATCTTTCTCCAAGGAGCGGTTCACGCCCGACGTGCGGAAGATGCCCGAGCTTCAGGCCGTGATCGAGGCGCCGAAGTCACGGGACAGCGACAACACGATCACGCACAAGGAGTACGCGGGCGGCCCGCTCGACTTCGTCGGTGCGAACTCGCCGACCGATTTGGCGTCGCGGCCGAAACGGGTCGTGCTGTGCGACGAGATTGACAAGTACCCGGTCAGCGCCGGCCCGGAAGGTGACCCGTTGACCCTCGCGGAGGAACGGGCGTCGACCTACGAGGACCTCGGCCTCGCCAAGTTCGTGCGGGCCTGTTCGCCGACGGAGAAGGGCAAGTCGCGGATCGGCCGTGAGTATGAGGCCAGCGATCAACGCCGCTGCTTCCTGGCCTGCCCGCATTGCGGTCATGAACAGGTTCTGACCTGGGCAAACGTGAAGTGGGAAAAGGTGCTCGAGGACGGCACCGTCACGGTGGACGTCCCGGCCGGTCAGCATGCACGCGAGCACCGTCCTGGAACGGCGTCGATCGCGTGCGAGGGATGTGGCGCGCTGTGGACGGAGCGGGAGAGGATCAGGGCGCTGGATGCGCTGGAGCACGCCTTGGACCATGGGTGGCGGCAGACGCGGCAGTTCTTCTGCTGTGATGAGCGACAGACCCCATCGCAGTGGGATGAAGCAGGGCGGTCGCTCTGCCGGCTGTGCGGGGAGCGGTCGAGCTACGATGGCCACGCCGGCTTCGTCATCTCCAAGCTCTACTCGGCCCGCCACAAGCTGGCCAGGGTCGTCAAAGAGTTCCTGGATGCCGTCGGCGACCCGGAGCTGATGAAGAAGTTCACCAATACGGCCCTGGCGGAATTGTGGGAACCGGCAGGCATCGAGCGGATGGACGGGTCGGACCTGATCAACCGAGCCGAACCCTACGGCCCCGACGATCTCCCCAACGAAGTCCTGGTGGTTACCGGCTTCTGTGACGTCCAGGGCGACCGGCTTGAGGTGCAGTTGATCGGATGGGGTGCCGACGAGGAGTCGTGGCCCTTCCTGTACGAGGTCATCAACCTGGATCCGGCTCAGCCGCAGGCGTGGAAAGATCTGAAGGAGCTTACCGCACGGACGTTCACCCGGACGGACGGCAGGATGATCCGGATCGCCGCTTTCGGCATCGACTATGGTGGCCACCACGGTTCCCAGGTGCTGTCGTTCTGCCGTCAGCAGCGGGGGCAGCGGATCTTCCCCTGTGTCGGCCGCTCCGGGAAGAAGCCGATTTGGTCGTTGACGCCCTACAAGACAAAAACGGGTGAGAAGCTGTGGCCGGTCGGCGTGGATTCGGCAAAGGACGCCATCTATGCGCGGCTGAAAATCGACCTGCCCGAGGAAGGCCGCCGCAAGCCGGGCTTCATTCACTTTCCGACCGCGGCCGCGTTCGGACCCGAGTATTTCGCTCAGCTGACATCGGAGCGCCGCGAGACACGCAAGCGGCTCGGGCAGAGCGTCACGGTGTGGGTGCTGCCAGGCGGCAAGCGCAACGAGGTTCTCGACACTTTCGTGGGCGCGCTGGCGGTGCGCCAATCGCTGCCGCGGCGGATCGAAGCCACGCTGGAGTATTCGGCCGCCCCGATCCCGGAAGAGCCGCGGGCCGTGGCCACGACACCTAAACCACAACCGCAGACGCAACAGCGTCCGGGCGGTTTCCTCGGCCGGCACAAAGGCTGGCTTCGATAAGGATGACGTCTATGCCGAAACCTGCCGCGCCCGCGACCATCGAGAGCCTGCTTGAGAAGGGCGATGGCGTCCTCGTGAAGCGGGGAGGTGTCTGGACCTATCCGAACGCCCCGAACGACCGCAGTGGCACGAACCTCGTGATGCCGGTCGAGTTCGTATCCGAAGCGGCCGTCCAGGAAGCCCTGACGAAGGGCGAGCTTGCTCCTACTGCGACCACCATGACTGGCGCCCCCATGTCGGTAATGAAGAAGCCCGAGGGTGACGTTCCGGTCCGCATCCTCAACATGGCCCAAGCCGGATCGGTGGAAGCCGCGACGGAGATGCCGCTCAACTCACGGCCGACCCATGATGCCGGGAAATCCGATGCGGCCGACGTGTTCGTGAATCCGAAAGGCGCCCCCGAGAAGCCGAAGACCATTGCGCCCGCGTCCGGCTCCCCCGTCGTCCCCGCCGTTCCAGCGGCGCCAGCGCCGAAGCCCTCGTGACGGATGTCATCTCGGTTCTGGTGACGCAGCCGCCGCTGCCACCTGCGACCTCCGGTGAGGGTCGCGAGATTCCTGTGACCCCTTACCCGAACCAAGACCCGGAACAGCGCTACGCCGAACCGAACTGGCGCTCGGAACCGACGAGCGAGTTGGACCCGCGAAAGGGGCGCTGATGAACGAGCGTGAGATCCAGGTCGACTGCCTCAAGAAGGCGCTCGCCTCTGCTAGCTCCGAGCCGATTAAGGAGGCGCTGCGTCTCTACGACCTTCGGGCGGCCGAGCCCCGCGCCGACAGTCTTCGGGCACAGATGATGCGAACATCCGCGATCGGCGAGGTAGATCTGGCCACCAAGAAGAACGACTAACCCGATGCCGACCCTCGCCGAGGTGCTGATCCTGCAATCGCAGATGGCTCAGATCCAGGCCATCATCGCCAGCGGTCTCACTCGCGGGTCCTATGAAGGGAAAAGCACCGATTTTCGGTCGATGACGGAGCTTTACCGGATCCGCGACGATCTCGCGCGCCAGCTTGGGCTGACTGCGCCGGTTCGCCGGACTGTCGTCGCGTACAACGGCGGCTTTTGATGGCGCAATGGCTGGAGAAGACGATCGCGTGGGTGTCGCCTGAGTCGGCGCTGAAACGCGAGAATGCCCGCGTTCGTCTGGCCCGTGCGGCGCACGTCCGAGCGCTCTACGAAGGCGCCTCCTACTCTCGGCGGGCGCAGGGTTGGCGCGCCATGCTGACCGATGCGAATGCGGAAAACCGCATCGCCTTGGTCCGGTTGCGCAGCGTCTCTCGGGAACTGGTGCGTAACAACGCCTTCGCGACCCGTGGGAAGTCGACGATCGCCAACAACACGGTCGGGGCCGGCATCACGCCCACGGTGCGGTCCGGGACCGACACTCGAACCAAAAAGGTCGGCGACCTGATCAAGGCTCATTTCGAGTCGACCGATATCGATGCCGATGGCCGGCATAACATCTACGGGCTGCAGAGCCTGGCCATGGGGGCCATCGTCGAGACCGGCGAGGTGCTCATTCGCAAGCGCCTCAGGAGGTCGTCGGACGGCTATGTCCTGCCGTTTCAGATCCAGGTGCTTGAGGCCGACTATCTCGACACCAACGTCGAGGGCGATCTTGCCAACGGGAACTATGCGATCCAGGGCGTCGAGTTCGACCTGACCGGAAAGCGGGTCGCTTACTACCTCTACGATCAGCACCCCGGTTCGCTGACCTATGGCGTCTCGACAGGCTATCGCGGCAACCGGGTGTCGGCCGACTTCGTGGCGCACGTCTACCGCATGGATCGGCCGGGGCAGGTGAGGGGAATCACGTGGTTTGCCCCCGTGATCGTCCGCCTGAAGGACTTCGCCGACTACACCGACGCGCAACTGCTCCGGCAGAAGATCGCGGCCTGCTTCGGTGCTTTCGTATCTACGGCGGACGGCAACGGCCCGACGATCGACGGCGCCGGCAACCCACTGCCGGTTACCGCGACCGGAATCAACATCGAGACCCTTGAGCCGGGCGGCATTCAGTACACGCGGGAAGGGGAGAGTGTCACCTTCGCGACACCACCTCAGGTCATGGACTTCGGCCCTTACAGCAACGTGACGCTGCACGAGGTCGCAGCCGGTCTCGGTGTCACCTACGAATGCCTGACCACCGATCTGGCACAGGCCACCTACAGCGGCGGCCGCCTCGGTCATTTGGAGTTCGACCGCAACGTCGACGCCTGGCGCTGGAACATGCTGGTGCCCCAGATGCTCGACCCGGTCGAGCAATGGACCATCGACGCCGTCAACGTCGTCACGGGTTCGACGGAGCCGTTCGGCCTCGACTGGACGCCGCCGGAACGCATCCTGATCGACGTCGGGATGGAGAACGAGGCGTCGAAGGACGCCATCCGAAACGGTCTCTCGTCGCGTAGCGAGGAAGTCCGCAAGCGCGGATTGGATCCTCTGCAACTCGACGCCGAGATCGCGTCCGACAATGCACGTGCCGACGAGTTCGGCCTCGTGTTCGACTCGGATCCCCGGGCCGTGTCGGGCCGTGGCGTTTCGCAGAAGCCCGATGGGTCGGGCGGTGGAACGAAGAAGAAGCTGGCGGCCGGCCGCCCGAACTGACCGCCCGAGGACAGGAACATCTGATGTCGAAAGCGAAGCGAGCCGCTCGGCGGTCTGGCGTGGGGGACGTGCGCGCCCTGATGCAGGGCACGAACTCGCTCGTGCTCAATAACCAGTTGATGATCTATGGCGTGATCGATCCGACGATCGATCCCTACGGCGAGACCACCAGTGTCCGCGCTATCGACGTCATGGCGTCGCTCACCGAACTGGCGGACCAGGCCACTATCGTGGTCCGCATCAATTCTCCGGGCGGCTCGGTGATCGAAGGGCTGGCGATCTACAACGCCCTGAAGGCCTGGGGGAAGCCGATCGAGGTGCACGTCGACGCCATGGCGGCTTCCGCGGCCTCGGTGATCGCCATGGCCGGCACCGAGATTGTTATGGCCGAGAACGCCTCGATCATGATCCACGACCCGTGGACGATCGCCATGGGCGGTTCCGACGACATGCGAGATGCGGCCGACGAGATCGATCGTCAGAAGCAGATCATCCTCAACATCTACGTGCAGCGGACCGGCCAGGACCCCGCTGCGATCTCCGCGATGATGCAGGCCGAAACCTACATGTCGGCGTCCGACGCCGTGGCGCACGGCTTCGCCGACAGGATCGACCAACCTATGGCCGTCGCGGCCTGTGAGGCTCTCGACCCCAAGACACTGGCGCATCTCCTCGCGCTGGACACCCACCGGGCGCAGGCCCGCTCTTCCGCGGCGCAGCCCGCGAACGCAAAGGACAAATCGATGGCTACTCCCGCCGAAAGCGGTGCTACCGGCGGCAAGCGCCCTGCCGTGGTGATCAACGTGCCCGCCGCGCCGGCCCCGGCAGCCGATCCGTCTCATGACCTTGCCGCGATCCGGGCCGAGGCGACCAAGGCCGAGCGCGACCGCGTGCACGGCATCTCCCATGCTGTCCGGGCCGCCAAGCTCGAGCACGCCTTCGCGGATGAGCTTATCCGCACCGGCGCCTCGGTGTCCGACGCCCATTCCAAGATCATCGACAAGTGGGCCGACGTGCAGAACAGCCGGGCCGACAATCCGCCCGGCAGCCAGCGCCCGTCCGGTGCCGAGGTCGTCAAGGAAGGCGTCGACAAGTGGGCCGAGGGCGTGACTCAGGGCATCCTGATGCGGGCGGGCCTTGTGAAGGCCGACAGGTCCAACGAGTTCGTTGGCATGTCTCTCGCCGAGATGGCGCGATCCTCGCTCGATGTGCGCAACATCAGGTCGAGCGGCCTCAAAGCGGACATGATCGGCCGTGCCTTCACGGTCCGCAACGAGGGCCCTGGCTTCAGCTCCACGTCCGATTTCCCAAGCATCCTGCAGAACGTCGCCTACAAGGCGATGATGAAGGGCTACACGGAGGTCGACGAGACCTTCGACCAGTGGACCGGGAAGGGGACGCTGCCCGATTTCCGCATCGGCTACCGCGTCGACTCCGGCCTCTTCCCCAGCCTCGACAAGGTCGACGAGGGCGCAGAGTACAAATACGGGACCCTGACGGACAGCGGGACCCAGGTCGTGCTGGCGACCTATGGCAAGATGTTCGCCATCACGCGGCAGGCAGTTATTAACGACGACCTGCACTACTTCAACAAGGTGCCGATGAAGATGGGCCGCGCCGCGAAGCGCACGATCGGCAACCTCGTTTACGCGATCCTGAACACCAATCCCGTGATGCAGGACGGGCTGCCGCTTTTCGCTGCGGCTCACAACAACACGGCCGCGGCGGGGTCCGGTTCCGTGCCGAACGCACCTTCGATCGCGGCCGGCCGAGTTTCGATGGCGCGCCAGAAAGACGATCAAGGGCTGTCCACCGGCGTCGGCATCAAGCCGAAGTTCATCCTTGTGTCGCCCGAGATCTGGGATGTCACCAACACGACCCTGAGGGCCGAATACCTATCTGCCGATGCCGGCCTGCAGCCCAACTATGTGAACAATGCCGCGACCCCGATCAGCGACAATCGCCTGAATGGTGGATCGTGGTTCCTCGCGGCGGACGCCGACCTCACCGATACGATCGAAGTCGACTACCTCGACGGCATCGAGGAGCCGTTCATGGATCAGAAGCAGGGCTGGGGTGTCGACGGAGCCGAGTTCAAGGTCCGCATCGACGTCGGCGTGAAGGCTCTGCATTGGCGGGGACTGTATCGCAACCCCGGCGCCGGCAACTGACGGCCGCGTGAAGCAGCGCGCCTCCGGGCGCGCGCCACTCCTCTTTTCCGAGAACCCTCATCATGCGCAACTTCATCCAACTGGGTGACACGCTCGACGTCGTCGCTCCGGCCAACGTCGTTTCCGGCCAGCTTGTCATCATCGGCAACCTTTCCGGCGTCGCCACCACGACGGCGATGGCCGGCATCACGTTCGCGCTCAAGACCACGGGGGTATTCGAGCTGGCGAAGGTCACCACCGAGGCCTGGACGGTGGGCACCAAGATCTATTGGGACGCCACCAACCTCGTCGCGACGATCGTGGCAGGCAGCAACACGCTGATCGGTCGGGCATCGGAGCCCAACGCCAATCCATCCTCGGTCGGCCGCGTGCTGCTGTCGCGCTTCGGGGTGTGATCAACTTCGACAACCTCGTCGTCGCGCCCTTGATGAGCGTGTTCGGCGTGCCGATGGTCATCACGCCGGTGATCTCACAGCCGGGTGTCGCGCCATTCCTCGGCCGAGGTGTGTGGTCGATCAAGACGGTCGAGATCCCGCTTGAGAACGGCACGATCCTCTCGACCTACGAGCCTCACCTTGGGATCCGGCTCGCCGACTACCCGATCCCGCTTCGGCAGGAGGACGCAGTCCTGGTCAACGGCACGAACTATCTCGTGTTCGATATCCAGCCGGACGGGCAGGGCGCAGCAGACCTTACGCTGAAGGACGCGGATCCCTCATGACCGTCGGCGCGCCCACCTTCTACCCGGCCGGGCCTATCGAGATCCGGGACGGCACCTTCGACCGCGTCAAGGTGATGACGGGCTTCGCCAATGTTTTCAAGCAGCGCGTGCTGCCGACCAAGGATGACCAGCTGCCGCTCGCCTGCGTCTGGCACGGTGGCGACCGGACCGAACCATGGGGCGACGCCAACGTGGGGCCGCCGTCGTTCGATCACACGCTGGCGATCGTCGTCGACATCATAACGAAGGCGGCGAGCCAGAACGCGCTCGACGCGCCGATCGTCGACCTGGTGGAGCGGCTACGGGCGACGCTCCTGACCGATCTGACGTGGGTCAACCTGTTCGAAGCCTGCAGTCGGTGTGACGTCGCCTACACGTACCCGGGCGAGGGAAACTTCTTCTACGCCAAGGGCACGGTCACGTTCGAACTGACGTTCCGGTCCGAGTGGGAGCCCGTCATCCAGACCGACCTCACCGAGATAACCACCATCTATCCGCCCGCTGGACTGATTCAGACCATCGACCTGCAAGGCAACCCATGACTACGATCGCCATCAAGCCGAATCCCGCCAAGCCGTCCGCCCTGGCCTTGAAGCATCCCGTGAGTGGGCCCCTCATCGACGCGCAAGGCAACGTCCCCGACGCGGGTCGCGAGTGGCTTTACGACGGGTTCACGTGCCGGATGCTGGTCGACCGTGCCGTGCTACGCGCGGACGATCCGATCTTCGCAGCGCCGAAGCACGATGGCGCTTCCAAGGCGGTCGTCGATCCGCTGAAAGTCCCTGATCAGCCCGGCGTAGACGCTTCCCTGCAGCCCATGAAGCCCGTCGCGCCGATCCCCTCGGAAAGTTCGGTGAAGCCGTCCTCGGGCCGATAAGCCGCCCTATCACACCTTGTTCGCAAGGCGCCTCCGGGCGCCTTTTTTGTTGCCCGGAGCCCTGAATGTCCATCTCCACTTCCATTCCTCCGAACTGGAAACTGCCGCTTTTCTGGGCCGTCGTGGACGGATCTCAGGCCGGCAATCTGACCGAACAGCAGCCGGCTTGCCTGATTGGCCAAGCCTTCCTCGGCGGCGAGGCCACCGTGGCACCGAAGGCCGGAATGGTTGGCAACGGCACCATCGCGCTCGACGGCGCTGCGCCGACGCTGACCGGCAGTGTGATTGGCACCTACAAGGCCATCTTCACCTCGGCGACGGCCTTCAACGTGACGAGCCCGGCCAATACCGTTATCGGGACCGGCACGGTGGGTACGGCCTTCGCCAACCAGGTCAAGTTCACGATCGTGGCCGGAGCAACCCCCTTCGCGGTCGGCGACGAGTTCGACATCGCGGTGACGGCTACCCCGATCGGCGCGGCGGCCTACAGCGTCGCGATCCCGATCGGATCCACTGCCATCGCCAAACAGCAGTTCGGCGAAGGGTCGATGCTGGAGCGCATGGTCAACACGTTCCTGCAGGGTAACACTACGCAGGAGTTGTGGTGCCTGCCGGTCCCGCGTCCGATCGCCGGCACAAAGGCAACCGGCGCCCTCCAGATTGCGACGCCGCCCACCGGCTCTGGCGTCCTCTACGAATACATCGCGGGCCAGCGCGTTGCCGTGACGGTCTACTCGACCGATACCGCGGGGATTGTCGCCGCGAACCTTGCAGCGGCCATCAATGCCCTGAACACGCTGCCCGTGAAGGCCGCGGTCGACGGAACCGTAACCAGCAAGGTCAACCTGACCTGCCGCTGGCACGGGCTCACCGGCAACGACATCACGCTGATCACGAACTACGGTGACCTCTACGCGGGCGAACAGCTGCCGGCCGGGTTGACCCTGACGACCTCTCCCATGTCGGGTGGTACCGGAAACCCCGATTTCACCGCCGCGATCTCCGCCATCCAGGCGAAGCAATTCTACAACTTCGGCATGCCCTACAGCGACACGGGTTCGCTCAGGACGTGGGATGCGGAGGTCGGGTTCGGCCCGACCGGCCGGTGGGCCTACACCCGTCAGCAGTACGGGTGGGTGTATAACTACTATCGAAACGACTACGCGGACGCGCTGGTGTGGGGCCTCGCCGAGAACAGCCCCGTGATCAGCACCATGGCGCTTGAGCCCGCTGCTCCGAGTCCGGTGTGGGAGTTCACGGCCGGCTATTGTGCCCAAGGCGCGGCCGCGCTGCTCGACGATTCGGCCCGGCCCCTGCAGTCTCTTGAGATCCCCGGCTGCCTGCCCGCTTCTGTGGACCAGCGCTTCAGCCAGACCATGCTGAACAACCTTTGCAACTCCGGCTTTGCCGTGCAAGGGGTGGCCCCATCCGGCAACCCGGTGATCCTGCGGGAGTGCCTGCAGTACCAGTTCAACAGCTATGGGCAGGCCGACACGGCCTTCAACCTTCTGACGATCCTGTCGAACCTCGCCGAGCTGCTCTCGCGCATGAAGAGCCGCATTACGTCGAAGTATCCTCGGCATAAGCTGGCGCCGGACGGCACGCGCTTCGGACCCGGTCAGAAGATCGTGACCCCGAAGGTCATCAAGGCCGAACTCGTGGCCGAGGCTCGGCTCGCCGAATACGACGGCCTGATGTCGAACGTGCAAGCGTTCATCGACAACCTCCTCGTCGAAATCGACACCACTAATCCGAACCGGCTTAACATCCTGTGGCCGCCTCAACTGATGGGCCAACTGCGCGACTTCGACGTCTTGGCACAGTTCCGTCTGCTCTATCCGACCATCAGTCTAACCTGATCGTTCGCCAACAAGCCTTCCGACCTCGGCGCCCGCGTGGCGCTCTTCTCGTTTCTGACATCAGGAGTTCGTCATGGGGCAGCGCATCGGTGGCGTCCTCAACTTCAGCATCGACGGCACACAGTACGCCGCGCGAGGGTCATTCCAGGTCAGTCCGAACCGTGTGAAGCGCGAGGGCGTCGCCGGTCAGGACTACGTGCACGGCTACACCGAGATGCCGGTTGTGCCGGGTATCAAGGGCGACCTGTCCACCCGAGACGAGATCTCGCTGGTTCAGCTCGAATCGATCGTCGACTCGACGATCCAGGCCACCCTGGCCAACGGCAAGACTTACGTCCTGACGGAGGCTTGGACCAAATCGGCGTTCGAGGTCGACACGGCTGAGGGCAAGTTCAACGCCGAATTCCAAGGCGTGACCTGCGAAGAAATCTAACCAGCCGGACGGCCTGAGGACAGCACATGACCGACGAGGCACCAGCTGCGCCGGCCGGCGCAGACGAGATCTCGGCTACGTTGAGCAAGCCGCTTCGCGTGTTCGACAAGGAACTCACCAAGCTGGTGTTCCGCGAGCCGACCGCGGAGGACATCGAGCGCTATGGGTTCCCGCTGATCCTCGACGATAGCGCCGACGATCCCATGACGGCCGACCCGACAAAGCCGAAGGCGCCGGACATTCGGTTCGACGCGAAATCCATGACGGCTCACATCGCCGTGCTGTCCGGAACGCCCATCGTCAACATTCGCAAGCTGTCGGCCGGCGACTGGCTCCGCTGCGCCTACAAGGTCTCGGTTTTTTTTCTGCGCTGAGCGGCGTCAAGGAACCCGCGCTCTTCGCCTACGAGCTGGCTCGCGAGTACAGGCAGGACCCCGACGTGTTTCTCCGCAAACCGCTGATGCAGTTGCTGCGCCACGTCGAGATGACCCACAAGCTCTATGAGATGGCGCGCAAGGCGCGTGGTGAGGACTGATGTCGCAAGATGAAGTCCTGCGCCTCGTAGCGCGTGCGAAGGACGAAGCTTCCGGCCCGCTACGGAAGATCCGCGAGTCCCTGCGGGCCATGAAGGAAGGCAACGAGGGGCCGATCGCCGCTCGCAAAGCCTTCACGGAATGGAACGAGTCGCTCAAAGTGACTCGCGAGCACATCGACAAGGTGCACGAGGCGTCGCGGCGCGGGCTCGAGCCCGCGCTCGACATGCTGAACCTGAAAACAGTGGCGGCCGCCAGCGGTGTCGGCCTCCTGGTGGAGGGCCTGAAGCACTTCGCCGAGCGCGGCGACGAATTGACGGGGTTCAGCAACAAGGTCCGCCTGTCGATCGAGACGGTGCGGGGATTCGACGGGATAGCAGAGAAGTTCCACGTCGATCCTGCCGAGCTGCGTCAAACCGAGATGACGCTTGTCGACTCGATGTATCGGGTCAGAAAGCACCGTGGCGAGTTCTACGCCTACCTGAAAGCGCAGCGTCCACAGGACGCTGCCGCGCTTGCCGCCACCCCCGACACCGAGGCCGGCAACGAACAGGCGCTCCGCATCTCGCTGCGCATGCTGGAAAAGATCAAGCAGGAACGCGGCGAGGCCACGGCCCGGATTTTCGCCAAGGAGAACTTCGGCAGCGACGCGCTGGTAGATCTCATCCGTGAGGGACTGCCCACGCTCGACGAGGCCATCGCAAAATACCGCGCTCTGTCCGGATCCTTCGACGCCAGCAAGGGCGAAGAATTCACCAAGGGGATGGCGGACCTCAAGGCCGCGGCAGAGGGGTTCGGCAATATCGCCGGCGCCGAGTTTCTGCCCAAGATCACCGAGGGCGTGAAGGAGCTGACGGAGTACGTCAGCGGCCACAAGCAGGAAATCGAGGACGGCCTCGTCACGACCGTCCATGACGTCGGCGAGGCTGCCCGTGTCGCGTGGCCCGCCATCAGCGGCGTTGCGACAGCCGCCAATACCGCCGCCACAGCGATGGGTGGGTGGGGGCACGTCCTCGAAGGCTACGCCGCTTTCAAGCTGGTCGGGTATGCCTTTGGTTTCAGCCGACTGGCATTCTCGGTTTTTGGCCTCGCCGGCGCCTTCCGGGCGCTCGGCAGGGCGCGTGCCGGCGTCCCCGACCTGAAGACCGGCGAGCAGCCGAAAGCCATCGAGCCGCGGTCCTCCATCACTGGCCGCAAGCCAACCGGCCCAACGCCGGAGCCGGGGGCTCTGGCGAACGACAACGCCGCGACGGCCTCGCCTGCGAACGACAACCCAGGCCCGAAAGCGCCGAGCGGCAAAACCGTTCTCGACGACGTCACCGACGGCGCGAAAAAGTTGGCTGCTGCCGGAGGAGGCTTCGCGGACGGGGCAGCGTCGCTCGGCACGGTTCTTATGCTGGGGCAGTGGGCCGCGAAGAGCGATATAGGTCTGCACCGAGACCTCACGCCCGAGTCACTCAGCAAGAACCCGTTAGGTCTCAAGCTGCCCGGCGAGCCCGGTTATGTGCCTGGGGCCGCGCTGCCGCCGCGGCCGGTTGCGCCACCGCCTGCACCGACGCAACCGGCCGACGAGTTTGGTCGCGATCCTGCCGTGATCGAGAGCCAGGCGAAGACCTTCAGCATCGAGCCGATCTCCGAAGTGTTCCGCAACGCCATGCGGCTTCTCAACCCGATCTCGGAAGCGCACGGCGAGGAACTGCCGCGTCGGCCGGTGTTTCATCTCGAAGACGATCGCGAGACGCGCGCCCGAGCCGGCTTGGACCCTCTGCCTACGGGTGATCGAGATCTGAAAGCTTCGGTGGACGCCTTGAATGCCGCGCGGCGTTTGAGCCTGGTCGGCGAAGGTCGCGAAAGGCAGCAGCTGACACCTGCAACGGCGTCGGCCGTCGTCCCGCCGCCCGCCCCGTTGCCGCGTGACGGCATGATCGAGGAAGACCGCGCCACGCGTGCTCGCGCGTCGGATGCTGCCGAACTCGTGCCGTCCGCAACTGATGCGATCTTCACCCTTGGGTCGCTCGGCGACGAGGTGAAACGCCTGCATGGCACGTTGCGGGAGTTCGGAACCAAAACCAGCCAGAGCAATATCGTTCCGGCGTCGCTGAAAAGCGACCCTGGCGGGCTGTCGTCCACCTCCGCGGCGCAGGAGATCATCACCGACGGAACCTACGCGGGCGTGTTCAAGGCGCTCGTGGACTTCGCCAATCAGAACGCTCTCGGCAAGCAGGATGGCCGCAGCGTCGGTAACGGTGGCAATGGGGGCGGCGTCGTACCCGCGTCGTTCCACCCGGGCGGCTCTGCGGCCATCGGCTTCGGCGGTTCTGCCGCGGCTCTCAGCAACGCTGGCGGTGAATTCCTCAACGGCCGCGGCGGAGCGGTCGGCTCCGGCGACGGCACGGCAACGACCGAGAGTGCGGGCGCGGATTTCACTGCCGGTATGAGGGCGCGCAACCTCGGCAACATCGGATATTTTGGGCAGCATGAGACTGGCTTGGTCGGTCCTTCCAACTCTCGCGACGTCGATCACTCGATCGCCATGTACGCCACACAGGAAGACGGGATCCGGGCCGCAGCACGTCTCGCGTTGCGGAAATACGAGAGCGGCATGCGGAGCACTGCGTCGCTCATTGCCGGCCCCCATGGCTGGACGCCAGGCTCGCTCGGCCCTGGCGCCTCGATCAATGTCGCCCACGCAATGGGGCTCACCAACCAGGACGACCTGCATCTCGATCAACCCGACCAGATGCGGAAGTTTCTGCACGGGTTGGCCGTTCAGGAGCATGGGGCATCGGGCGGCCGGTACTATTCAGATGCGATGATCGGCCGTGCCCTGTCCGGAAGCCAAGCCAGTCGCCCGGCCGGCGGGTTGGGTTCCGCTGGCAACGGCAACGCCGTCGGGATAGCCGAGGGCTTGCTTGGAGCGAACGGTCAACAGGCCGCTTCAGCTCTTCATTCGAAGATGACGCCCGGCGAGTGGTGTGCGGATTTCGTCAACGGCGTCTTGAAGGGTGCTGGAGGCAAGGGCGTCAACTCCTCCTTGGCCTCAACATTCCGAGACTGGGGAACCGAGGTCGCGAAGTCCTCGATCAAGCGCGGCGACGTGCTGGTGAAAAACCATCATGTTGGCATCGCAACGGGAGAGGTCGATGGCCAAGGCCGGGTCGGCATGGTGTCCGGCAACCACGGTCACCGCGTCGGTCATTCGTGGGAAGGCCTGGACAGCATCCTGGCCGCTCGACGCGCGGCCGTCACATCCGATGCCGCCGCCGCCGCTCAGTCGGCGGCCGATGCCGCGAGACAGGCCCGCGACGCCGCGACTCCGGCTCCCGATGCGGGCCTGCCGCGGCAGCCGGGCGAACTGACGCGACGCTCCAACGACGCGCAGACGATGAAGCACAAGGTCGAAGGCAATGGTGAGCTGTCCGTCAAGGTCGATGCCCCGCGCGGTACTCGTGTGGGCGCAAGCGGAGGCGGGCTGTTCAAGAAGGTCAGTCTCAACCGCGGCTACAGCATGACCCCGGCAAGCGAGACTGCCTGAGGTGGCGATGCCATTCCAGCCGTGGCGGGCCGCCCTGCAGCCGGCAAGCCTCGGTGGAGTTGGATTCCACGTGGAGGTCGGATCCCAGGCCAGTGGGCGCCGAATTGCGCTGCACGAGTACCCTAAGCTCGACACGCCCTACGCCGAGGACATGGGCCGCAGGGCCCGCCGCTGGCCGACGACCGGCTACTGCATCGGTCCCTATTACCTCCAAGATCGCGACGCCTTGACCGCAGTCCTGGAGGTCGAGGGTCCTTTCACTTTCGTGCACCCGTCTCTCGGCGAGAACCAGGTCGTCTGCGAAGGGTACTCGGTGACCGAGGTCCGCGAGAAAGGCGGCTTTTGCGTTTTCGAGATGCAGTTCGTCGAGGCCGGCGCAAGCCCCGACAACAGCGTCACCGACGATACGCAGGCTCAGGCGACGAGCGCCGCGAACGACAGCAACGGCAATACGGCTTCGACCGTCGATGGCGGCCTCGCTTCTCAGGGCGGCATCGGCTCCGACGCCGTCGCCTCGGCCGGAGCGAACGCCAACATCACGCCTGTGACGACGCCGACCGCCAGTCCGACCGACAGCTTCGGTGGCCCGTCGGCGCCGACGTCCTATCCTGGTGGCGTCGGCGGGATCGGATCGGCCTGATGACGCTCGACGATCTCAGCGAGGCTGTGGACGTCCTTCAGGCGGCTCTGACGGCGCTTCAGGCCGCCGTGCCGAGCCAGACCGGCCGAACGGGCGCCGACTTCAGATACCGCTGCGGCGACCTCCTCGCACAAGCGCCGACGCTACTCCAGACAGCCGCGCTCGGCACGCCGCTCCAGGCGTGCTTCGACGCCGCGGTCGCGAGCGGCGCCACGCTCAACGGCCTCGTCGCGCTGCGTTCGTCCGTGGTCGCCCTGACCCTCGCAGGGCAGTCCGCCATCTACGTCGCGGGCGGCTGCTACTGCCTGACGCTCGGGTCGGAGGCCAAGATCCTGGCGGCGACGACCTTCACGTCGAGCGGCGATGCCCTGGCGGCTCTGGCCGTCTTCGGCGCGGCGATGGACGCCGCCCAGGAATGGACTGCCGACAATGGTCTGCCGGCCCTCTACCAGGGCCTGCTCGCGCTCGGCGCCGCGGTGAGCCGCGACCTGACGTCCCGCGCCGCGCCGCTGCCCCGACTGACGACCTACGCGTTCCCGCGGGGCACCACGTCCCACGTGCTGGCCTACCGCCTCTATGGCGACGCGAACCGCGCTGACGAGTTGCGGGCGGAGAACCACGTCATCCATCCCGCTTTCATGCCGGCTTCGGGGCGGGCGCTCACGTCATGATCGACTTCGACCTTCGCGAGTTCGAACGCGCCGCGCGCCGCGTGGATGCCTACGCCGACCAGGTGCCGTTTACGCTTGCACAGGCACTGAACGATGCCGCCGAGATCGCCCGCAAGGAGATCATCGATAAGACATGGCCCGAACACATGCGGGTCCGCAACGCGCGCTTCATGGCAGCGGCCCTGACGTCCAAAGGCGAGCGCGCCACCAAGCGCCGGCTTCAGGTGGCGGTCTACGATAAGCTCGGCCGAGCCAGTCTCACACTGCACGAGCAAGGCGGGACGAAGTCTCCGCGCGGGTCTGCCATCGCGGTGCCCAGCGCTGAGCTTCAGGGACGGCGGAGCGGCAAGGGTGTGCCAAAGGGCCTCCGGCCGGCCGCGCTGGCGAACAGCTTCCGCAAGGGCGATGCAGTCTATCAACGAACCGGCAAGGGAAAAAGCAAGGGCCTGAAGCTCATGTACGTTCTGAAGCCGTCCACCTCGATCCCGGCTCAGGTTCCGTTTCACGCCGACTTCGAACGGGTAATGCGGCGCGAGGTGCATCGGTCTTTCGGACCTCGTCTCGCCGCCGCGATGACGACCCGGCGCAAGTAGGAGCGACGATGCCGAAAACCGCCGAGATCGCCGTCCTCAGCGTGAACGGCACCAAGTTCTCGGCCTGGACGGATTTCTGGGTGCGCCGCGACTACATGGGAGTGGCATCCACCTTTCAGTTTTCCGCGACCGAGGCGATCGACGCCAACACCCAATTTCAGAACTGGCGGATCCAGCCAGGGGACCAGTGCACGATAACGCTGGCGGGCATCCTGGCCTTGACCGGCCACATCGACGTCCGTCAGGGGTCCTACAACAAGAACGAGCATGGGGTCCTGTTCGCCGGGCGCAGCAATACGGCCGACGCTGTCGACTCCTCGGCGAACGTGAAAGGGAGCCAGTTCAAGGGGTACACGTTTCAACAGATCGCTTCGGCCATCCTCCAGCCTGCAGGTGTAAACCTGACGATCTCCGGCAGTCCGCCGGGCCTCGACCAACCCTTCGATAACTTTTCGATCCGTCTCGGCGAGACCGCCTTCATGGCCGTGGAGCGGCTCGCGCGACTTCGCAATCTGCGTCTGACCGACGACGCGAACGGCAACATGGTCGCGTCCTACTCGGGTAGCAATCAGGCCAGCGGCGCGCAGCTCGTCGAGGGCAGAAACATCCTTCAGGCCAGGGCGACGATCGACGTCAGCAACTCCTACCGCGACACGAACGTCCGGGCACAGGGGCAGGGGAGCGACAGCAGCTTCGCCACGAACGATGTCTCGGCAAGATCGACGAATTCGAACGTCCGGGCGACCCGGAGCAAGATCATCCTCCTCGAGGAGCCGGGCTCTGCTCAGGATGTCCAGCAGCGCGTCGAGCACGAGCTGGCTTTCCAGGGTACGGCCGAGATCGATTGCTCCATCGTGGTCCAGGGGTGGCAGGCAAGCGACGGCGAGTTGTGGGACGTCAACAAGACGTACACGGTCAATTCGCCCATGCTCGACCTCAATCGGGCACTGAAGTCAAAATCGGTGGTCTATGCTCAAAACGAGGCGGGCACGATCACCACCATCGAACTCTGCACGCCGGAGAGCCTGACCGGTAAGGCCGATATCACCTCGCCCGGCGCCGGGGCGGGGCAGGGCGGATCCGGCGATAGCACCTATTCCAACGACGTGCCGCCGGGTAGCCCGACTGTTGACCCGCCGAGCTGGCAAGGTGGTTTCGATAGTTCTGGCCAGGGAGGATCGCCCATTGCGTAGCAACACCCGTGATTCGGCGACCGGCGTATCCGTCTCAATCTCGCGAGCTCGCTTCATGGCGGCCGACGACACCAAGATGATGCAGGAAGCCCAGGTCCAGGTCTTCCACGACGAGGTGCATGACGGGATCGAGAGATGGCAGGCCTACGGCCATAGCGCGGTCCCCCTCCCGCCCGATCCGAACAGCCCAAAGTCGGCCGAAGCCATCGTCGCCTACCTCGGCGGCAGCCGCTCCCATCCCGTCGTACTCGGCGTGGATGACCGCCGGCACCGGCCGAAAAACGGCAAGCCGGGCGAAGTGCTGCTCTACGACGATCAAGGCCAACAGGTTTACCTGACCCGGAACGGCATCGTTATCACGGGCGGCGGATCGAAGCTGCCGGTCACGGTCGTGGTGAACAACACCAAGGTCGTGGTGGCGGACAAGAAGATCACCATCGATCCTGACGATGGCGGCCAGGTTATCCTTGGCGGCGACGGCAAGCGGGGCAGCTACGCACCTGTGCAGACGACGGCCGGGCCATCCACGTCAGTGATCGCACGGTATGCGTGATCAGTACGGATCACGATTCCCTGGCTGGTTCTCTTCGATTGGAGGGCAAGCGTTCTTAATAACGAAAAGGACATCGTTGACGATACCGTCAGGGCGCGACGGTCGATCAATCGCCAAGTGTTTGAAGCACAATCCTGAGCCATTTGTTTCTTTGAAGCAGATAGGTGCCTTTCCGTTTCCGTAAAAGACAACTTGAGCACCATAGATCTGGTAACCTCCTGTCAGATTATGAAAATCAATGGTGTATTGTCGGCTTGTAACACTCTGACCGGCAGCTATGCTGTAGACGCAATCGGCGTCCTTCCAAGCTTTGAGACGATAACGTTCCAAGAGAGCTGAGTCGGCGGATTGAATGTCTATCGTCCCGCCTTGCTGCAGGTATGCTGCGAGGGTGATTGTCGCCGCAGTCATCAGCTTGCGGCCCATGTCTTCCTGTTGCGCCCACGTCGGCCCAGCGCCCATCAGCGCGCCAACCGCAACTGCCATCAGAACACGTTGCATCGCAGCCTCCCGAGGCGCTAAGCCTGCCACCGTTTTCTTGAAAATGGAAACGGGATCGGGTATCCGGTAGGCAGTTCCCGAACTGCATCCAACAATTCGAAGCCGTCCCTTTGGGCGGCTTTCGCGTTTCAGGACCGCCACATGCCGCATGCCTCAGCCAGACGGGGTCTCGGCTGATGTCCGGTATCATCATCTCGCAAACCTTCACGGCGCCGTTCGTAGTCCGGCTCGGATGGATGTTCGGCACGGTCGACGGCGATCCTCAGGACCATCGCCTCGCCAACGCGGTGATCATCGCCTTGAATACTGACCGACGCGCGCTGCCCGACGACAAGCTACCGCAACTGAACAGCACCGATCTCCGCGGCTGGTGGGGCGACACGGACGCGGCCAGGATCTGGGGTGGTTGGCCGATCGGCACGCGGTTTTGGCTGCTAAGCCGGGTCGCCATCACGGACAGCAATGCGCGCGAAGGCGCCACGATTGAGCGGGCCAGGCGATACCTCCGCGAGGCGCTCGATCCTTTCGTGACGGCCAAGATCGCCACGAAATACGACCTCGACCTTCAACAAGTTGGGCGCGACCGCATCTCAGGCAAGCTCACGATCTACCGCGGGCCGAAGTCGGCAATCGCGCTGCAATTTGCCGATCTCTGGCGCGACTTCGGGGGCTGATCCGGCATGCCTTGGTCGACCCCGACGCTCCTCTCGGTGCGGCAGCAGAACCGCGACTACATCGCGGCTAAGCTCGGTGTCGCGATCCTGCCCAACGGCGAGGTCCGAGTCCTCGCTGACGCAAACGGCGGCAACGCCCACTTGAACCTCCAGTACCTCGATTGGCAGGCGCTGCAGTACCTGCCCGACACGGCGGAACAGCAGTTCCTCGACAAGTGGGCGACGATCTACCTGGTCAACGCCAACGGTAGCCGCGGGCGTAAGTCGGCGACTTTCGCGGCCGGCGCAGCCACCATCAACGGCATGCCGGGCACGGTCTTTCCGGCCGGTTCGCAGCTGCTCTACGGCAACGTCGGTTTCGAGACGACGGCGGCCGTCACAATTGGACCGGGGATCACGCCAGTTTCGATCCGGGCGCTCGATGCGGGCGCGGTGGGCAACCTCGCGCCTGGTGCAACCCTCGCCATCGCGGTTGCGGTCGCGGGTGTCTTCGGGACCGGCGGCGCTACTGTCGTCTCTCTGACCGGCGGCGCCGATGAAGAGACCGACGACGAACTTCGCGTCCGTGTCCTACAACGGATCCGCCAACCGCCGATGGGAGGCGATGCCGACGACTACGTGGCTTGGGCACTGGAGGTTGCCGGCGTAACACGCGCCTGGTGCTCGCCGCTTGAGATGGGGCTTGGCACCGTCACGGTGCGCTTCATGTGCGACGATCTCCGCGCGGGGCAGGGGGGCTTCCCGCTTCCCGTCGACGTCGCGGCCGTGCAGGCCTACCTCAACAGCGTCCGTCCGGTCACGGCCGACGTCTTCGCGCTCGCACCGCTCGCACAGCCGGTCAGTTTCTCGGTTAAGGCCCTCGCGGGTGATTCGCTCGCGCTCCGGGGGGCTATCGCGGTCCGGGTCGCCGCCATGCTGGCCCGGAAGGCAGCACCGGCGTCGCAGATCAACGGAATAGGCATTCCGGCCGTAAACATCCCGTCGGCCTGGGTCAACGACGCGATCTATGCGGCCGTGGGTGGCGTATCCTACGACCTCGTCATGACCGACGCCATCATGGCCAACGCAGGTAGCCTCGCGGTCCTCGGGTCCATCGGTTGATGGTCGACACCTGGGTCCAGCGAACCGCGCCGGAATTCGCGCAGGTCATCGCGGATGATCTGCCGACGGGCACCGCTTGGCCGCGTGACGTCGACGGCGAGTTGATGACTTGGTGCGACGGGAACGCACAGATCTGGGGCGATGTCGCGGCCCGCGCGGCCGCGCTGCTTACGGTCGAGAGCGACCCCCGTTTTACCTACGAAATGCTGCCGGACTGGGAGCGGGCTTTCGGCCTGCCCGATCCCTGTGTCAAGCGCACGCTGACGCTACCGGAACGCCGTCAGGCCCTGGTAAACAAGCTGACCACGCTCGGCGGGCAGTCTCGCGCCTTCTTCATCGGGGTCGCAGCCTCGCTGGGCTATACAATTACAATCCGCGAGTTTCAGCCCTTTCAGTTCGGCCTGTCATCATTCGGTGGCTCGCGCGGCAAATTCTTCCTCCCCAACTCGCGTTTTTATTGGCGGGTCACTGTAACGGGGCCGCGTCTCACGCGCTTCAACTTCAGCACGTCGAGTTTTGGCCGAGACAGCTTCCTAGAAATCATCAAGGCCGTCGACCTGCAGTGCGTCTTCACGCGCTGGAAGCCGGCCCACACCGTCGTCCTCTTCAACTATCTCGGGGTCTGAGCCTTGCAACTGCATTATCCACTCAATCCCACTACGGGCGTCGAGGACCAGACGCAGCTCCCATGGACGAACGGCGTTCCACAGACTGGGCAGGAAGGCTCCTATCCGCCTTTCGCGCTCTGCACCGAACCGATGTACGAGATCGTCAATGTGCTCGTGCAGGCCGGCATCATTCCATCGTCGTCGGACCCCTACCAACTCACCCGTGCCATCCGCGGCGGGCAGCTCGATTTTGCGGTGGCGACGGGCACGCTCGATGCAATCGTCGCGACCGTTGGCCTCGCCCACCTTGCCCTAAGGGCGGGTTTGCCTTTCACCGTGACGGTGCCGGGAGGTGTGGCGAATTCGACCACCACTCCAACGCTGACCATTACTGGTCCGGGTGGGGCAGGCCCGGTGACAGGGCCGATTCGCAAGACGACGGGTGCCAATGTCGCCATCGGCGACCTGCCCCCCAACGCGTTCCTGACGTTCCGTTCGGACGGAGTAGGCTTCCGCCTGCTTTCGGTGGTACTCGCGTCCGACGTTCTTGCATTGATTCAAAGCAGTCCCGCAATCCAGTCGGCAATCGGCGTCATCGGTCGGTCGCAGGTCTTCACGGCATCGGGAACCTTCAACCCTCCCGCCGGCGTGACGCAAGTCGAAGTCGAACTCATCGGCGGCGGCGCCGCTGGCGGTGCTTCGAGTAACACTACGGCGGGCGGTGGCATCCTCGGAAACCCCGGCGGCGGAGGTGGTGGTGGCGGCTACTGCTACGGACGCATCAATCTCACCTCTTCGGGAGGCGTCCCGGTCACGATCGGAGCCGGGGGCCTCGCGACGGCAAACGCTGGCGGGGGCAACGGTGGCTTATCTTCGTTCAGCAGTTATTGTTCTGCCGGAGGTGGCTTTGGCGGTCCCTTCGGGTCAGGAACCATCGCCTTCGGTGGCGCGGGCGGTGCCGCAACAGGCGGCTTGCTCAATCTACCCGGTGGGCAAGGCGGCGCGTCCGGCACCAATTCATCGACCGTCACGAACAGCAACCTCTACGTGATCTTCGCACGTGGTGGTCAGGCCCCGCGCGGCCTCGGCTCGATCGACCTCTGCAACACGGGTGGTGCGGGCGTCGGGTACGGCAACGGCGGCTCGGGCGCGTCGGGCGGCTCCGGTCTCGCGGGCGGCAACGGCGCGCCCGGTATCTGCATCGTGAGGTGGTGAGCACTATGGCCGACACTAATCCTATCGCGTTCCGATACGTCGACGGCATCGTGGTCGAGTTGATCGCCCCGCATCCGGACGGATTCTCCCTCGAAGAATGTTTTCCGGCCGAGCTTGGCGTCCTGCCGATTCCGGCTGGCGCCTCGCCCGCATTGGGCATGACGTGGGACGGCAAAGTCTTCGGGCCGATCCCGCCTGCGCCTCCGCAGGTTCCCGCACCCCGCTCCGCCACGGTCAGCGCGCTCCTTGACGCCCTGTCGACCGCGCAGCGCGCAACGATCACGCCCGATCACATGAGTCGATTGGTGGCCCGCGCCGCAGTCGGAGACGTCGTGGTGACCGATCCCAAGGTCAAGCGCGCCGCTGATGATCTGAGCATCGCGCCGGACGCGTGGTTCACGCTGGCGGGCGTATGA